CAGTATTATCACCAGAACCAGCCTGTAACGCAGCATAAGGATATATAAACACATATCCCATGCCTTGGTATGCAGGATTACTCTGATTAAAAACATGATGTGTATAAATAGAAGTGAAGGGTATTCTCAACTCTACATGGGTTTGTTTAGCTAAATCTAATTCTACATGGGGTAGTTGAGTAATGGTCATGAGGTTAGCAGTATGCATTCGATACATAGCTTTATAACCTTCATCACCAGCCTCAATACCACCAGAAGGACACCATGCCAAAATATACCGTCCCGTCTGGAAACGAACTGCATTCACATTGAGTACAATGATCATATCAGCTCGCAACATATAGGTACCGATCAGTTTATTCGACTTAACACTAGTGACAGTAAGATATTGCCAAGGATCTCGAACAGAAAGCTTACCAGAATCAGTAGTAGTGAAGGCACCACTATCCAATCTGGTAGGTTTCTGGAGAAAATCGATGATATTCTTTGAGCCACTAACGTCGACAGTCGATAAAAGATCGGAGCTAACGTCTGTAGGAACGGGTATTTGAGCAACCTCACCGGGGGTATCATCTTGAAAATAAGTAGTTATTGCAGGCTCGCTTCTAGTCTGGACGACCGCCTCAAATGCGCCAGATGGTTCAATAATTTGTAGTTGATTTCCAGAATCGTTCATTGTTGGTACGGGCCCAAGGCGTACGGATAGGCACAAAATAAAACGTTGATTATATTTGGTGTATGAGAAGTTAATTTGTCGGAGGTGACATATCCCTGTCGGTACCGTACGCGTACTGGGAGAGGATGCATTAATTCCGAAGAATTTCTGCTTAAAGGCGTTCCTACCAACACCAGGGGTATGTCTATAAAATCTGTTCCTCATTCAACACCTCGTCTAAAGTGACAAGATATGAACGAGTACTTGGGTTATAATATCCACCAAAATATCTTTCAATTTTGGCTAAACCAGCATCAAACACTTCTTTTCCATGTAATGCCAACTCTCGACGTGCAACCTCAGCATTAGCGCAAGCCACTTCCAAATAGTTCCCTCTACGGGTCCACAATGGAGTTTCCATAGTTACGTCAATATCAAGAGGTCCAACCCAACAATCACGCTCACGACAGAACCTAAAACTTCGCTTAAGGAATGTAACATCACTAAGTGTTTTAAGCTCATCCGAAATCTCAGACTTGTCAGCTGAAGTATAAATATAACCTAACTTCGCAACTTCTTCTGAAAATCTTCTTTCAGTAAAAATATGCTTATACTCATCAGAAATGGAAGCAATATTATCGTCGCCTAAAACGACAGGCATAACATGTTTTTCCATATCAATGAGTGAAGAAAGATTAAAATTATTAACAGCTAACCACACATAACAGTACAAAATGTAATTGATAATACAATTCATATGTGCTGTAAAAGGGTTACCACTAGCCATGCTAAACTTCCACATCTCAAGAACGGAACCACGAGCATGTAAAGTTTTAGCATTATTCATTACAATTGTTTTAACAATACCTCTGAATTCAGCACTAGAGTCACCGTAAAAAGCTAAAACTATTTCACAGACGGCTCTAATGACTATCTCCATATGGCATGTGTCAAAACCAGAATAGTCTCCTGCCATCATATTTCTGGCATCAGAAACCATTTGTAATAATTTGACCAATGCACCCCACGACGTATACGGGTTTAATCCAATCGCAGTACGACAATCAAGACCTTTCTCATTCATAAACATAGCAAACATTCCAAGAAACATTCTTGAAATAACTGTGTTCTGTAATGGAGAGGCTGACACAAGACGGGGTTTACGCTTTTTCGCTTTCTTCCTTAATTCAGACTTAAGCGTATCAGTGTAAATCCAAACGGGTTCTCCGCCATTCGCTAAAATATGTACATCATTCTGTACAACTCTAGCAAACTCACGGAAATATTTATGCGAAATCAATGACCCATCAAGACCAAACATAAAGAGATCCTTCTTTGAAATACCTTCAGCATTCCAAGGATAACCAGCAGATGTGTTTGGATCAAGACGTAGTAAACCAGTTTCTGGTATACCAGCTATCGCTTCATACATTGTTAAACGTTCTCGGCGATAGTTAATAGCCATTGAATTCCACTTAGAACCAATATGCTCAACAATAGCTTTTAGAGCCTCAATATTAAAATTATGCTCACGAGGACCGTAAGGTAATCGAGCATAATAATACATACCAGGACTACAATCAGTTATTTCTCTTAATCTATCCATATACTTAGGTCCAAAACCATCGAAGGGAACAAGATTATCTTCAATGTGGACACTAGTCATAGGTTCAAGAGTAACAGAAAGAACTTCACCATTGTGAACACTCATATCATAACTTTGTGACCTTGGGATATCTTGGTAATCAATAACTATATCTGGTATATCCAATTCCAAAGTCTCCAAATCATCTTTTATTAAGCCAAAAGCACTTTGAATCAATTCCAGAGAGATCAATGTACCGAAACCATAATCTTTGTTACCCATTATATGATATCCAATGATCTTCCCAGCAATTGGTCCATCGGTTGATACAAGTACACTTCCACAGTCACCTGGGTTAGTGTGTATCCTGTACATTATTACCGACTCGCGCCATGCGACCGAATCTTTACCGTTTACATCATCATAAACTGGGTGCCTCTGGGCGAATGCCGCGTCGGAAATGGTATGTGAGTCTTCAAGGTTAAAAATTTTTCCTTCCCACTTTTTATGACTATTATAAATATATGTCTCCAATTCTTTCTGAGTTGTTAAATGTTTCCGTATATCACGGAACTCTGGTATGTTCACGGGTTTCAATATTTGTGCTAAGACCAGATCGATAGTATCGTCTTCATCTGAGGCCAATACTTGGATCTTATCCATGTTAGCAGCATATTCAACACCGCGATATGTAATATAAATCATCCACTTATCTTTAGGTTGACCAGATTCTTCGAATTGGGTAAACATAACACGATAAGTGTGAGCAGGTATCTCAAACACTCGTGAACATAAACCCAAACCCCAGAAAACATGGTGTTTAACACCACGCTGGTCCATGACTTTAAAATCTAACATATTATATTTAAAAATTTTAATGAGACTTTCAACATCATTACTACCAAACTGTTGATCAGCATTGTAATGACTAGATAAATTCACAGTATTGACATTTTTGCCAATACCCTTCTTTAATCTGGCACTACGACGACCAAAGTTAGCTTTAGGATCATGATACTGAGTACTAGCTATTCCAGCAACAGATGCCATAGCCATAGTCAGTGGTGAATTACCCTTAAGCTCATTAGGAACTGAGCGCCACTTTGACCATCCTTTAAAAATAAAGAATGAACCTAAAGCAGCAGTTACAGCAGCTACAAACCATTTGTGTTCAACCAAAAAGTTTTTAATACCAACTGCTGCATCATATAAGTTGTTTTTAAAAGTATCTAAGATCTCAAAATAAGTATCAAAGGTACCTTTTAAACAACCTACAACGCGAAGCCCAATATCCTTAATGATCTTTGGTCCTTCAATAGTAGCAGCCATACAGAAATCATACGTCATATCTTTAATGTCCCAACCAAGTTGTTTTATCCGCTCCACAGCTGATTCCTCCGAAATGGCAATATCAGTACCGAATTGAATCAGCATCTGAAACCATTTAACAGGATCCACAACCATGGAGCGACCGTTAAAACAAACTTCAGCGACAATTGTAGTCCATGGGACTACATACTTGTAATTGGAAGTAACATGACGATGCATTCCGATAACATTTTCATTGGTAAAACTAACAGCAAGATCGTTATCTAACAAAGTTATACCAGCTTGAAAATGTTTATGACTACCAGAAGTTGAAAGTACATTAGCTTCTAAATCATAATCACCTGATCGAAAACCAGAATCCATATGTAAAGAACCACCGAGTAAAACATTATTAGACCGTTTATGTCTAAAATTAGATGGTGGTTTATTCACAGGTTGAAGAATCTGATGTTCAACCAAAGGTGTTACTAAAATACCTTCTTCAGGACTAAATTCTTCACGATTTTCACCAATATTTTGACCACTTTTCCAATCGGGTTTAGGAAAGAGGTTTAAAGGTGAATCATCGCTAGGAGATTCAGCACGTGGAAAAGTATATGTTGGTTCACTAAAATCTACACAATCACTATCAGGATCAACAAATTTATCATCGTCATCTGATTGTTCAATTAAACCTTGAGTTCCTTCATTGGGTAACTCAAGTATTGTTTTCATAACTGATACAGGTGGTGGTTTACCCATCTGCATTACTGCTATTTCAAGTGGTCGATGTTCTTGAGCTATCGACAACATACGGGCTTGTATTAGTTCCATAGCAGAAATATGCTCTAATGCTTCATTAGTAGCACTCTGTATGGAACGAGCTGAGTTCAAAATATATTTTTGTTTTTCACGGTAGCTTGACCAAATTTGTTGAACAAGTTGTTGATAACTAAGCTCTTCAGCGCGATCAGTATTAAATTCGTAATTAGCCGTTAATTTTGCTTTCTTAAAAATATATGCATTTGGGTTAAATTCGTGACCATACTGT